CCGGGGATTATGGCCTTTCTTGAATATTTATCTTACCTGCCGTTATCGGTAGCCGTTTTCCTATGGCTGCATGACGGCCTAGACCTCTACAGGAAACATAATAATGAAAAACGTAAACGACATCCGCGCCGATATTCTCGCCGCAATGCAGGCCGCTGCGGAACCGGAACCCGAAGACCTGACCAAGAGCGCCGATCAGCTCCTGGCTGATGCTATCGCTAATTACATGACCGCTTCGACTGCAACCACTACACCAACCACGCCAGCAGCAGCCAAGAAGGCTGGAAAACCTATTAAAAACAAGGGAATAGCTCTTTGCCACAAGGCTCAGCAGTATAGCGCTAACAACCGTCCCGTCAGCCTGTTGATGAAAGCCGATGTTTCTACACTCACGCCTGAGCAAATCGAAGCCCTGAAGCGTCTGGGATACGCCATCAATGGCGGTGAAGTGGGGGCCGAATGAGTGGCACTAATAAGATCGTCAGTAGCTTAGTAAATACCGTCAGCTGGAGTGTCGATCAAAACTCATTCACCCGCGCCCGTAACAAAATCAAGAGCCTAAAAAAATATGCTGAATCAGCAGGCAAAGCCTTTGACCAGGTTACACGAAAGCTACAACAGTCTAAGGGCAAAACGCAGTTGCAGCAGGCGCGAGCAGAAACACAGAGATTAAAGCTCAACCAGCGATTAACCGCTGAAGCCCAGAAACAGGCCGCTATAAATGCGAGGTCACAAACCAACGACCAGCGCCACGCCCAACGTATGGCATCCATTGCAGCACGTAACCCAGCGGCGGGCGGTTTGGTTCCTAAAAGTGTCCGTGGTCTCAGTGAGGCAATCAAAGCACAGCGTGAACATGCCGACCTAGAGAAACGCACTCAGCAGATCCGCACCAAAGGTATTCGCTTTAGCACTGCCACCAATGGTTACAACCTGACACCACGCCAGCGAGCGCAAGCAATCAGCGACTTCGCTCAATTAACGAAACAATATCATGCTGGTTCAATGGCACTTGGAGAGTACAACGCCAGAGTAAGTAAGCTACAACAGCGGTTGAGACAGCAGGGCGGGTTAATCAAAAAGCCGGTGACCATTCCCGTTAAGGCTAAAGTGACGGGCCTTGATACATCCCTTCTTGATCATGCTGGCACAGCGATCACCATTGGGGCCACTATTGGGATCGGCAAAACCATCATGCAGACGGGCCAGGATTTTGAATCAATGGCCTCTGGTCTCCAGGCTGTGACAGGCGACAGTCAGAAAGCCACTCAGGAAATGACGTATCTCCAGAAACAGGCGCTTTCCCTTGGTCTTGACCTGCAACAGACCAGCAAAGACTACGTGAAGTTTTATGCTTCAGCCGCTGGAAAGGCGACCGGCAGCCAAATCAAAAACCTGTTTGAAGGTGTCAGCCAGTACGGTACGGTGTTAGGGGCCACAGGAGAGGAGCAGAGCCGCGCCTTGCTCGCGCTTAATCAGATGTACGCCAAGGGCCAGGTTATGGCAGAAGAACTGAAAGGCCAGCTTGGTGACGCACTGCCT